CCCGCTTCAATGGGCGACGATAAGGTATGTGTGTTTATTGGCAAGCGTGGCACAGGAAAGTCAACCTTGGTGACAGATATTCTCTATCATAAAAAGCACCTCCCTGCAGGCGTGGTGATGTCGGCGACCGAGGAAGGCAATCACTGGTATCAGCAATTCATTCCGGACTTGTTCATCTATGGTGAATATGACAAGGACATCATCGAGAGGGTCATCGATAGGCAAAGGAAGATGGTAAACATGAAACCGCCACCAGGGAAAAAGGAACTGACGTCCAGGGACATCGGAGCTTTCATATTGATGGACGACTGCATGTATGATAGAAAATTCCTAAAAGACTCTTGCATTCGCCAGTGCTTCATGAACGGTCGCCACTGGAAGATCTTTTTCATGTTGACGATGCAGTACTGTATGGACCTCAGCCCGGATCTTCGAGCCAATGTGGACTATGTGTTCATCGCGCGAGAAAATGTGATCCAGAACCGAGAAAAGTTGTACAAGGCATTCTTTGGTATCTTCCCAAACTTTGACATGTTCAATCAGGTGATGACGGCGTGTACTGAAAATTACGAGGTACTGGTGCTGGACAATACATCCAAGTCAAACCGGATCGAGGACTGTGTGTTCTGGTACAAGGCAAAGATCCATCAGAACTTCCGCGTGGGTTCGCAACAATTCTGGAGCCTCCACCAGAAGACCTATAAAAAGGCAGGAGGCGCCACCAAACCGGGTCAGGATCCCAATGAGGTCAGGCGAAATAGGAACTCCCAAGCCCTGCAAGTGAAGAAGTTGAAATAATTATTCAGGAAGAAAAACAATGCCCATTTGGGCATTGGAATCAAGGGACACAATGGAGACCAAATCCATCGCACTCACGACGACCGCGCTCATTGACTCGGGGTTGGTGAGCGAGAGCAAGGCGGATGCGCTGGCCACTCACCTCAGCAAGGGCGCCAAGAACTGGTGCATCAAGCAAATGAAACCCGGCGACGTGAACGAAAACATGAAGGAGTTACAAAAGTTCAACTCAAAGGTTTGGACGGAATATCTCGCCAAGAGGAACTACATTTTTGACGTTACTGAAAGTGGAGTGGTCAGGCGCAAAACACCACTGGTGGAAAAGCAGGAACGCCTTTTGGAGATCAAGAACAAGATGGTTGGTGAAACCTTTGTGCCACCCATCAAAAAGGTCAGCAAAAGACTTCTGGACCAGGCACGACTCAACCGACTTCTCACTTTAGTCAAGAAAGATATCGAAGAGATGGAGAACGAGATGAAGGGTTTGTCCATGATCAACCAAAAACTTGAACGCTACTTTATTCGGCGACCTTCCTTCAAGCCCAAGGTCTTCATCGGCCAGGAAGAAGAATACCTCGACCTTCCTGACATCCCCAAGAAGAAGCGCATCCTCAAGAGACTTTTGCACCTTCTGAACATGAAACGTTTTGGTAAGATGGAAAAGATACACGAGAAACTCACACAAGTTCGCAGGGACACGATGACCAGTCTGGTTCAGATACAGCGAGACATCTTCATCAACTCCAAAGAGTGTTGGGTGCGTGCCGAAAGGGCATCATTCTTAGACAAGAAACATGCGAACGAAGAACTCAAAGCTGAGCATGCCAAGCTCTCGGAACACATCTCATCAAACCTGAGCGACTACATGGTCGAAGTGCCAAAGCCTTTCAAAAACGCCACGGTCATCAGCGAGAACGACACACGGGCAAACTGGAAGAATCCAGAGTTCAAACGCCTCTACGCGAACAGGATGAGATCATTGATCTACGCGATTCGCAACAACGACAAGTCCAAGTTTTTGGACAGGATCAAGAACGGCGAACTCAAACCCAATACCTTTGACACCAAGGAGATATGGGACCTTTGGTATCAGCAACCCAAGAAGGAGGTGGTCGAGAAGAAGCCAGAGGAATACGAGGACGGGATGTTCAAGTGTGGCAAGTGCAAATCCATGAAGACCACATACGTGGAAAAGCAGACACGCTCAGCAGACGAGCCCATGACCTTGTTCATCACCTGCAGGATGTGTGGCACTGTGATGAAGCGTTAAAGAAAAGACATGGAAGATATTTAGAATGTGTAGTATCTGTGGTGAAGATATTTCGTTTGTCTGTAAAGCCAACGTTCGTTGTGGTCATCACGTTCATCACGAGTGTCGTCGCAACCTAATTCCATTCACAAAATGTTCAATATGTAATAGATTTATAATTGATAAACTTGATGTCCACTTGAGTGACCGAGATGAATTTTGTCACAAGCGTTGCGAAACTAATGCGCGACGTTACTATCCACCTTGTCCGGTGGAAGGATGTGGAATGGCTCTGCACAAACACCATGTCATAACAAATAAACAATGTCAACAGCTCATAGTGGAACTCGAAGGAAAGACGTTTGAAGAACGCATGGCGATCTACCTTTCTTACGGATTCCGCGAAGATGAATTGGGTGGAGGAGAACTTGATGAAGAAACATGGAAAAGAATTCAGACAATCATCTCGGCTTCTTCACAGGAAAAGGAAACAAATGAAGAGGTTGTGATTCCGAAAGAATCTAAACCAAAACCGGTCATTCCTCCGCCCAAGACCTATGAACCCCGCGAACTTGCTCCCGGTGAACGATACAAGCCGCCGAACAAGTCTAGACAACCCCAAGAACGCGGAGCTTCTCTAAAAACTCTAGTTCCTCACTCTGTGAAGGATAGGGTTCATGTTTCCCCTCAAGAAGATTTTGCTTTATTTTCGCAAGGTCCAATCTAGAAAGGGTGACGGATCCGAGAATGTAATCCTCATAGGCTTCGGCGACAGCTGGAATCAGTGGCTTCACCAGATCGTACATCGCCTTGGCGTACAACTGGATCTCCGGTTGGGCATGACTGTCCATCCTGAGACGCAGATAGTGAAGAAGATTGTGTAGATTGATCTTCCAGTAGAATTCGGTGTAGGTCGACAGAGGTAGATGTTCCCGTGCCGTCTCTCGGGCAACTCCGTGATCCAAGAGCCTTTGATAGACCTCAAATGCCTGTTCACACGAAGCCTTCTGGTCCCTCAAAAGAACCATGGACTCGGGTGAATCCAGGACTCCGTCGGAACCTTGGTGGTTCACCTTGGACTGACCACGGAACTCGGCCGGAACGTGGAACTCCTCGGGCAACTGCGAGTAGCGACCCGAAATCTCATTGATGCTGGCGGTCCGATGACGCATATGCTGCCGAGCCAGAAAGATTGGCATCTTAATGTGAAACTTGAAGTCGACCATCTCAAAAGGGGTCGTGTGGGCGTGACGGAGCAGGTAGCGAATTAATCCGCGATCACTCCGAACACTCTTGGTGCCTTCTCCATACGACACTCGGGCGGCCTGCACTATGGCATGGTCAAGATCCTCCCTCGGCATTGTATCGACAAGACGTACGAATCCATGCTTCTCAACGCGGATTTCTGACATTTATCCTACTAACGAATGTATTCTCTAATTAACATCACATCACAATCTCCCTCCACTGGGAGACCCTTGTCCCTCCACCCTTCCAAACCATCTTCAAGAACAAATATATTGGTGAAACCATATTGATTCATGTGAACCTTGGCCATCTTGGCAACCAGCGAATGTTTGTTGTTTCCGTAGAGCACGATGGCTTGGTCGAAGCCGGGGAACGTTCGACCGGTTCCCGAAAAGAGTCCTTCCCCTCGCTTTTCGACATCCATGTAAGTTACGTTTTTGACATTTTTGGGTGGTTCATTTGGAGTATCTGGCTTCATCGTCGGCATCACGATCGGCTCATTCTGTCTAGCGACCTCGGCGTCATACATCCTGAAAGCCCTCTCCAACTCGGTCTCTTTGTTGATCTTCAAATTGGTTGCGTTTTCAAACTTTTTGGTCTTCTCGGCAAATTCCATGGGCTCGATGTTCCTCAAAGGTCTCACTTGTTCAAAAACAATTCTGGCACTGTTCTCTGCTATCCGAGCACTGTTGGCATCGTCGGTTGCTGTAATCACCCTAGCCCGTGCCAACAACAGGCGATCAGATCGCTCCCGAAGCACCTTCTCTTCGTAGGATCTCTTTTCAATCCGCTGGGGGTCATTTTCACCAGCAAGAACCGCATTGATTCGATCAAACTCTGCCATGGGAAAGTTGATCGAGTTTGGAAGCCTGCAATTATTAAAATGCTTCTGTGAACCTACGTGAATCAACATGAGATTTGGTCGTGACAATCTGAGACTATGTAATTGTTCTGGTGAAACCATTATATTAATATTACTCATAATTTCTTACGGCGAGTGCCACGGG